ACTTACTGAACCCATTCCGCGAGAAGATACACCAAGACGAATGTTATTCTTGATGAGTTCACGGACAATATTACCTGATGGAGTGGAAAGAATTTCAATATTTCCACGAACATCTTGGCCTTCAAACCATAGTTCAGTCACATTGCAGCATACATTTTTAAGATTAACTACTGGACTTTCCGGATGGTCTAATTCCCCAAGTGCACGGCGTTGGACTACAAAGTTTTCTTTATACAATCCAGCTTCACGCTGTAATACTTCACGTGGGTAAATACGTCCGTTTTGATTTTTTGCTTCAGCACGTTGGAGAAGGACATTCTTTAACATTAATGGCTTACTAACATCAGCCGCTTCAGCTAATAAATCTTTTCCATATTCAATGACATTATATTCAACTAATAAGTTCTTCATATTACTTTCCTCTGATGTCCCGTACTTTACCGGCGAGGTGAAGTAACCGTGCTTCGAGTTTTAACAATCCTTGTTGGGTACGACGATACAGTGCTTCACTTGCAATACCACTTTCTTTTTGTAAACGAGTATTCATTCTGATAACTCGTTCTACTTCTTCAAGACTACGATTGGCTTCTGAGATGGCCTTTGCAATCTTTTGTGTTGGTGATGCACTTTCGTCTTTTTTATATTCGTGGTATCTGACCTTTGCTTCAGCGATGTTTTCCATCTTATCTGCTGGGCGGTTCAAGTCCTTTTCACCTTTAGGAGTTAATTGCATTCCTAATTGTGTTGCGATACCTTTTTTACGTGCTTTATTTTTAGGATTATTTCCTTGAAATGCCATAGGAATATTATATCCAGCAACATTTCCTGTAGTTGTCATTTCGTCTAATTCTTCTTGTAACATCTTACGGATGATAGCACGGAGTTTTTCTTCGTTTGTCATAATGACTTAAGCTCCTTAAGAATTTCATATCCAATCAACATCGCAGTCATGTGATTTTCTTTAATCACAACAGCAGATTGTACTTTTTGAAGTTGAGACACAACTTCCGACAACTTAATACGAACAACTTTATCTGATACTTTCTTACTGTGTTGTGCGATTTCTTTTGCTAATCTACGACTTTCGCCTTGGGTGTATGTCTTTAACTTGGATGTATTAGAAATGTTATAGATATATTCTTGTAATAATTTCTTTTGTGATTCGTCCAATCCCTTATACTTTTCATTAAAACGTTCAACTAAAATCTTATAAGAAAGGAAACGGATATCATCATCTTGACTGCGGACGATAGATGCCAATTCATTATGTTCTTTAATTTCTTTTGTAAGAATCTTACCAGAAAGATGTTCTACGATAGTGAATTGACTGTTTGCTAATTCTTCGATTGTGGTCGTATCATTAATCCCATTAGTTGCTGCATCAAAACTCTTGTAGATTGATGCGTAAATTTTATACGATGGAATACGTGCTGCAAAGAATTCTTTCAAGTCAAAGTTCTTTTTAATTTCTTTAATTAAAAGGTATTTTTGAGTGTCTAATGCGTGTTGGTCGAGGTTCTTTCGTTGTTCGGTAACTAACTTCAACAATTGAAACGACTTTTGCTCAGATAGGTTCTGAACATTGAAAAATGCGCGGTATAACATAAGTTCCTTCCCCAATTCTTTTTTGGAATTGAAGAATTCACGCATTAACTTAACAGCTGCTCCATCTTTCTTGTTTTCCATCACATCAGATGTGATTTGACGGACTAACAATTCAAAAAGGATACCGGTGTTTCTCAACTTATTATGCTTAATACTTGATTTCATAAAAATAATCCGCCATAAGTGAATAAATACCTTATCATATATTAAATAGTATGATAATTCCCACTTCGTTAGTTTTCTATGTCTAAGATATTTTCTTCGTTTAATATACTAGATGTTTCTGGTGCGATTTTATGGGCGTTTAATTGTTTAATTAAGTTAGAAACTTCGTGATTTTCTAACGAAAGTGGGGATTTTCTAGATGGTTTACGTTGTTGTCCTACTCTTAATGCCCCAAGATTTTCCTTATGACCTAGTGGGTCACGGCCACGTGGGTGGCTATCTTGTCCAAATTGCATACCAGTTTTAGGACGACCCATTTTAGCTTCTTCTAGTTCGGTATCATCTCCGATTTCCTCTTCTTCCGGCATATCTTCTAATGAAGCGAGTACAGCATCAACTGTATCTAGCTTTTCTGGTTCTTCGGCTGGTTGTTCTACGTCAGCTTCTGGTTCAGTAGGTTGTCCTTCTGGACCAGCTGGAGCTTGTTGTGGTTGTGCTGCTTGTTGTTGTGCTGCTTCTGCCTTACCAACCCATTCCACATCCTTCACTATCTTTTCTTGTTCTGACCGTGCATCGTCTTCTGCAATTTGAAGAATGTTGTGGTAAATCCAGTCACGTGATAAGAACTTACTATCTGCAATATCTCTAGCCAATCCAACCTTTTCCTTCCACAAGTTCAACTTTTCTTGTTCATAGATGACCGATGGTGAGGTCATTTCTAATTCAAAGTCGATAAGGTCTTCGTCGGTAAATCCTTGAACGTATAAGTGGATGATTGCAATCTTGGTAAGTTCTGATACCATAATACGTTGAATACGTTCGATGGTACGTGCGAAACGAACGTCTTGTGCTGCCAACGATGCTTTACCACTATTATCTTCTTCGTATCCAAGGAATGACTTCGGTACCTTGAATGCTGCCATTAACTTGTTACGAAGGTATTCAATATCTTCGATAGCATTGAATTGAAGGCCTGGAAGATTGGTGATATCTGTTCCAGAATCCTTACCACGAACAGGAAGATAAAAATCTTCTGTGATGTTCATCATGTTGTAACGAAGGTTGTAATCACCAGTCTTTGGGTCAACGAGCGGTACCTTCTTCATACGGTCGATGATACGTTGCATGTGTGTGTCGATTTCTGCTGGTGGAATGTTTCCAACATCGACCAACACCTTACGCTTGTCTGGTGCTCTCATAATACGATGGATTAACATCGCATCTTCCATCAACTGAAGTTGCTTCCAAACACGACGACCGCCTTCGACCATACTCTTGCCATATGGTAGGAAGTTGGTGTCTGAGAGGAGGCGGAAGTGAGCAACTTCGTAATTATCTAATTCTTTCTTACCCAATGCTAAGAAATCATTTTCTACTTTGAACTTAACGGAGAATGGATTGCCTGGGTCTTGTCCTTCGACGCGGATGGTTTCGTACACAGAAAGAGGAATGACGTTTACCACGCCATATTTTTCATCGATGTCTAAGAATAAGAAAAAGTCTCCATACTTAGCCATATTTCTGACCCATGGCCAGAGATTGAATTCAACATTCAATACATCATAGAATAAGTTATGGAGAATATCTTGAATTTGTTGGTTCTTGGAACGGATACTAAGTACTTGACCGAATTCGTCTTTTACGGTTGATTCATCTGCATAGATGTCCATTACTGATGAAATAATTGGGTCATTATCCATCATATCATAGTCACGGAACAATTGTAAACGTGACCCTTGGAATGCTGCTGCGGATTCATATCGACCACCTGCCGCACCATATCCACCTGTCATAGAAGAATAAACTCGGTGATATCTATCAATGCCCCGTCTATTAATAAACGACTGGATATTGTCAGTATCAGCGACTTTTAACTTCTTTCCGCCTACATTTCGGACAACTGTGTTCGTTGAGAACAGTTTCCGTAAGCGACCGTATATACTAGTATCTGCCATAACCCCTCACTTAAATGAGAACGGTGTCGAGTGCCGTAGCCAATGGCCAGACATCGACATCCTTATTATCTTCTGCAATATCTTCTGCGAGTAACTTGAATTCTGCTACTTTACCCTTTAATACCATTTCTAATAAACCCCATTGTTGTGCATTAAAGATAGTATATGGAGTTTCATTTAGCATTTCTGCTAATTGCTTTAATTCAACATAAATTTCTGCAAGTTTCTTTTGGTCAGCTTCCTTTAGTTGTGGTGCGATATTTTCTAATACCGCTTCCACACGCATCAATTGAACTCTACGTGGAACTTGACTGGTAACTTCACTGAGTAAATCTTTTAATAATGCCATCTTATTTCTCCGAGTCTAATGCTTTACGCATTTTCTTAACATCTTTTGGTTTTGGTGCGGCGTTAATTGCTCCACCAGGTCCAACTAGTTGTTCGTCTTTTTTCTTTTCCACGTACTTCTTTAGTAATGTATAATAATTTGGCTTCTCTGTCAAGTGGGTGGCCGCTATCTTTGCGGTTTTTACTACATTCCCATTTGTTACATCTTGGTGTTCCATTTCTACATTCATTCCCATATGAAATTCATTAGGGTCGAATGTATACCCCATCTTTTTCATAATAGCGTCGGATATCTTTCTGGAGACTTTCATATTACCACTTCCGACACGACCAATAACGTGCCTTGGTACGTGGGCCTGGGGTATCACAATTATGACGTGCTCTAAATGACCTACGACGAGCTGGATTAGATTTCTTGATTCTCATCGTCTTGTCACCGAAGTTAACTTTCTTGACGTTACCAGTACTTGGGTCTTTAACGAATACCTTAAACTTCTTAACGTCACCCCGCATTGGTTTTCCAAGAGGAACCTTACGACCGTGATATTCAGCTTCTTGAAGTGGTTGACTTGCTGCTCGTACAATTTCTGTGGCGAGACAACGTGGGCAATATTCTTCAATAATATCTTCTTCGTTGATAGGAACGCAGTTTGGAACCATTTTACCGTTCTTCATCTTTCCACCAACTGCCTTATATCCTTCCCAACAAGCTTCTTGAATATTTTCCATATTATTCTTCCTTCTTGAATGTGGATACCATTGTTGGCTTTCCACCTGGGTTTCCTGCTTTTCTCTTACGAACTACCGCTGACCGTTTTTCACCTTTACTCATCGCTGCTGCGGAACGGGCTGGTCGGCACTTTGGATATTTTGCTGACCCACCCTTTCGTTCCCCTTTACCAGCAGAAGCTCCACATGGTGGATGCTTGCCTGTCTTGGGGTCTTTTCTGGAAATGTCTACCCACTTTTGACGAAGCCACTTACCAAGGCTTCCCTTAGTCTTGTACTTTTCGTCAAGATCAACAGACACTTCAACTAGGATATCGGCAAATCGTGTCATACTGGTTTTGATTTGGTTGTATCACCACGTTGACGCTTTCTACGTGCAGCGCAGTGTGCTTTTTGACTAAAACCTTTTGGATTACTGCAGTTAATAGACTTCTTATACTTCTTTGTCCATTTCTCATCAATAGAATCTAAACCGACTCTTGACATAAAATGTTTTGGGTCAACATCGATTTTACTTTGCTTAAAATCTTTCAGTCTATCCAACGCCATTTCTTTTCTATTATCAACATCTTTTACTTGATTGAGCATATCAACGATGCCGTCAACCATTTTTTTTTCGTCTGGTTGTACCTCATCAAGTATGATGTCCATTAACTTAATCATTTCTTTCCCTTCTTCCACCTACCACCCATACTCTTGTACTTTTTTGCTGCCCAGAGGTTAGCATATGCTGATGGATAAACCTTGAACTTCGAACGAGCTGCTGCTTTTGCCTTTGCCCATTTGTCTGGACTAGTTGGGATATTACGTTCCAGTATATCACTAATGCGAGCTGACCGAACTGCTAAATCTTGTGGGTCTGTTTCTGGCATTTCTTCTGGCTTTTCTTGACCAAAATCTGCTTTAGTCTGAGGAAATGACGTACCGTCCGAATACCCTTCTGGAAAAAAGTCTTTGTATTTCATATTACTTTAAGAACTTGAGTTTGTAAATAGTACTGGAAATAAGTCCTGCAATTTCATCAACCGTGTTATTAAGTTCACCGTCTTGTGGGAGTTGACCGCGGGTTTCGTCTACAAACTTTTGTAACCCCGTGAAATAACTAACTACTGAGTCATCTTCTAAAATAGTATTGGTTGGCATGTATCCTTTGAGAATACCATACCGACCTTGATATGATTCTACATAAGTGTCAACTAAGTCAACAATTCCTTCATAATATTCTTGCAATGCTTTGTGTGCAGCATATGAAGGAGTTTGAAGATGAAAGATATGAGATTGTTGTCTACTTGAAAGTAAAAGAGAAATAAATTTGGCCACCATATTAATTTACCGTGTAAGAGATGGTTCCATCTGAGTTTTTCTTTGCGGTCTTACCACTGTCAGTCTTCCAAGTGTCACCTGGTTTGTGTGCTG